ACGACAGCTGCAATACGCAATGGGAGACTTGGGAACATGGACGAACTTGCCCTGTGTGCGAACAGGTTCATCACAGTGCTACAAAATGCAAGGGGTGCGCAGAGCGATTTGACCAGCACTACCACGGCGCTATCTGCCCTCATTGCGGCTTGCGACAAACATCAGTTAAAGCTTGTAATGCGTGTAACAGCGTCTACGCAACATGGCTGCATCCGATATGCCCGCACTGTCAATATGACAACACCAGTGTTCAAAAGCCCGGACGTGATCTGACTGAGAACGGCGCGACACACGAACTAGTCAATGTCAGCGACATCATCAAAGCCAACCCGTGGCAGAATATCTGCGAACCGCCATTCAAGTACGGCACCAGCTGGCAGATACCGACGAAGTATGCGACGGTGATCTGGCCTTATGACATATTGCCAAACGATTGCGTTAGCGTATATTTACTAAAATCATCTAACGGACGTATAGTCATTAAGGGCTGGTATGACCGGGCTGGCAAGGTCCATCAGATATGAGTGCTCTTAGCGTAACTGTAGACGAACTGGAAACTGCTGAACTTGACTATCGAGTTGAGCGCGGCGGTAAACATTACAAAGTTAAAGCACGCGGTCTACCATTGATCGTTTGCAGCGTTACATCATCAGACCATCGCAGCGAGTTGCAAGCCCGTTCATTGGTGCGACGGTTAATCAAGCAAAACGGGTTGGAGACTTAGAATGAAAATCACTATCGAGTTTGAGAATTGGGACGAAATGGAAACGTTCCGTACCAGCGGCAAAAAATCTCGTGGCCGGAAGGGCGACGTTGAAGATGCGCCGACCGTGGATGAAGTCAGGGACGCTGTAGCTGCCAACACGCCGCAACAGCCGCCTGCTGCACAGCCTGTACAGCAGCAGTTTGCACCCCCGCCCGGTAGCTTCCCCGGTGCCAATGGGCAGATGCCATCGCCTTCGCAAGTCCATCCGCTGGTAACGGCGATCCTCGCGCGGATCGACGGTGCTATCCAGACCGGTCAGTCGATGGACGCCATCGTGACGTGGTTCCGCCAGCAGATCGGACCGGAAGCCGCCAATGCTACGCTTGACCAGATCAAGCAAGTCTTTGTTCCGCGTATGCCGGAAGCGCAGTTGAAGCAGATCGCGCAGCCGCTTGGCATTCAGGAATAATTGATTGGGGGCGAAAGCCCCCTTTCATTTTGGAGGACGCTATGAGTGAACCTTCAGTTAATCCATACGAGCGCACCAAAGCCGCCATCAGTGACGCGCTGCAACGAGTTGAAACGAACGCACCAGAGGCATGGAAAGCATCAGCCTTTTTGGCTGTAGTATGGTGCGCTCATAACTACATGGACTTCACTGCTGATGAAGTTTGGGCCAGACTAGGATACGACTTCCCTCCGACGCATTCGGCATTGGGACCGGTTTTTCTTCATGCCAAACGATTAGGCGCAATCGAAAACACTGGACGAAAACAAAAGTTATCCAACCGATCATGCCGCCACGGTGACCTGACAATTTGGCGCTCTTGCATCATCAACAATCAATGGCCTTGGCAATGAACAACGGACACGCAATCTATGCACCATCTAATGCCTCACGCTGGCTGGCGTGTCCGCCGTCTGCCAAGCTATCGCAAAACCTTCCTCAACGACCAAACCCTGCTGCACTGGAGGGTACCCGCGTGCATGGGGTGGTGGAACGCGCCTTACGACATGGAGAAATACCCGCGCCACCGCCACCGTGGATACCAGCGTCAGAACTCAAGAACATGCCTGACCATGATGTCGCGCTCTATGTTCGCGATTACGTTCACCAGCTAGGGGCTGGTCACCTGATGATTGAGGAACGGGTGTTCCTGACCAAAGGCTGTTGGGGTCAGCTGGATGTTGGTCACGTCGCGCAAAAGATGATTACCGTGATCGACTACAAGAACGGTTCTTGGGATGTTGAAGCAAAAGACAACAAGCAGATGTTGACTTACGCTGCAACGTTCTTGGACCAGTACAAAGATGTTGACTGGTTCAGGCTTGTCATCTTCCAGCCGAACAGCTGGATGAACAAGATCAATCCAGAACAGCAAGACGGCTTCAAGCAGCACATCCACAGTCGCGCGGAAGTCGAAGCCCACAGGCAACTCGTATTAAGCGCCATCGCGTATGAGGGACCGCCTATTCCCGGTCCGCAATGTCGTTGGTGTCCAGCGTTCTCGCGATGTCCCGCAATGAGCCAAGACGCCAACTTCCTCATGGGTGCCATTTCGCGCGATCCCCAGACTATGCTGCCGGTCGAACTGCTGCGCATGCTGCGGATCATTCGCGCCGTTGGCGACATGAAAGAGTTGCTGGAAAGAGAACTGACTGACCGGCTGAAGCAAGGCGCTGTCGTTGACGGCGCAGACCTCAAGCCGATGCGCAAATGGGTTGCGTGGAATGACGAACGTCAAGCTGCTGAAATGCTATACCGGCTTGCGGGTTCAAAGGGTGTTAAGCCGGTTACCCCGGCGGCGGCGAAAAAGCTTTCGAACGAAGCTGCGCAGTATGCTGAAATTGCGAGCCACAAACCTGAACCGGAATTGAAAGCGACCTACTGACATGAACCTACAACAGTCGGTAAAAAATACGTGGGAACTTTTACGGAATATGATTACCACGTTGCCAGCGTGGGAAGATGCTACCGAAGAACAGCGAGTATTGGCGTCTGCATTCTACGCAGCAGGATTTCACGCAGCAGGCGGAAGTGCCAAGTTGGATAGTGTGGGGAAGCAATCCTGAAAATTTTTGGCGGAAAAATTTATTGAAACCTATTGACCGTCCAACTACATTATGCAATAGCGTTATCGTTGAACTTTGAACCCTCGAATGGAGAATTGAGAATGGCACAGCGTGTTTACAAACCCGCCGCTATCTACGACAGCCGCATTATCGGTTTGCGCAATCTCTGGGAACCCTCCCGTGAATACATGGGCCGCCCCACTGAGAAACCGAACTACCTCGCTTCCATCATCGTCAAGAAAACCCGCGCGAACTGGTGGGAAGAACCGGCCCTCGCTAATTTCACTGAAGCCTGTCAGGCATTGTATACGGCATCGCTTTCCCACATCCCGTTCCAGCAAGTGACGTGGCCGATCAAGGACGGTGACGTGGCTGATGTCGGCAGGGCAAACCCGGAGTGGCGTAAAGGTCACTGGCTGCTGACTGGTTCGTCTACCTCACCCATTGAGGTGTCCATCGTGCAGGGTGGCGTGCCGATCCCGCTGCGCAACCGTGCAGGCGTCAAGAGTGGCGACTATGTAATGGTCGCTGTCGCACTCGCGGTAAAGGCGAACGATCCGCGCGGCGTCAAGTGCTATCTCAACAAGGTAGTGTTCACGGCTGAAGGCGAGGAAATCGTAGTCGGCAGCGGCGGCATCAGTGCTGCTGAACTGATGGAGCACGCCAAAGCCCAAGGCATGAACGTGACCGGCTTTGGTGGGGGTGGTGCCCCGGCGCAACAGGGTTTTGGATTTGCCCCTATGGGGGGTTCTGCGCACCAGCCTGCCCCGGTCCAGCCGGGCCAGACTGCCGCATTCCCTTCTAACGGGTCACAGACCGGCTTCGCGCCGCCGCCTGTGCAGCCGCCAGCCGCAGCACCACAGTTTGGTGGGCAGAATTTTGCCGCACCCAAGGGCTTCCCGCCGCGTCAGTGATGCGTCCCGGCGGGGAGGCTACGGACCCCGGAAGGTGCCCCCCTTCCGGGGTCTTTTATTGAGGTAGTCCATGCTGTTCGTTGACCTTGAAACCCGGTCCCGCTGCGATCTGATAACAGCCGGTGCCCGGCGCTACGCCTTCGACCCTACGACCCAGATCACCACGGCGTGTTGGTATTTTCGTGGTACCCTGAAAACTGCTAGCACGGTATTCCCACAGCTTGGTAGCCATTCCATCAACGAACTCTACGCTGACTTGTATGCGTGTGACAAAATTGTCGCACATCATGCCGCGTTCGATATCAACGTCCTGATGGGACAGAACCCGTTCCTGTCCATCCCGGTGTCCAAGGTGTCCTGCACCATGGCGCGCGCGCAATCGCTATCGCTGCCGGGCGGGCTGGACAGCCTGTGCTCTACGCTGAACGTTCGCGGCAAAGACCCGCGTGGCCGCAAGCTGGTGCTGAAAACGTGCAAGCCATTCAAGGGTGTGTTCCACGAAAACATAGACGAATACCGCGAATTGCTGGCCTACAACGTGCAGGATGTTCACTGCCTCATGAGCATCCATCAGCTGCTGCCAGAACTTGGCCCGGAAGAGCAAGTCATATTCGAACGGTCATGGCGCAAGAACGATATCGGGCTGCCAATTGACATTGAGCTAGCAACAGCCATTGCCATGCGCCGCAGCCGGATTGAAATCGAAGCAGCCACAACGCTGCGCGAACTCACCGGCAACGTGGTGACAGAAATCACACAACGTGCCCGCATACTGAAGTGGGCTAACGAGTTTCCCCGCGCTGCCGGTCTGCCGGGTACCAAGAAACATGAAGTTGCTGAAGCCTTGGAAGATCAGGACTTGCACCCGGACGTGCGAATAATACTGGAAATCCTACAAGACAGCGGCGGCAGTGCTCCGATGAAAGCGCAGGCGCTACTGGACCGGCATGTCAACGGTTACTACAAGGACGCTACGCGATACTACGGTGCTCGCTCCGGTCGCGGTACATCCGAAGGCGCAAACCTGTTCAACATCGCGCGACCGTCTGGTAAGTATGAAGTCGAAGAGTTGATAAGAGGGTTGAAGGCAGGGTTCTCAACCTATGACAATACTGCACTCACAGATGCGCTACGCGGATGCATTGTTGCGCCGAACGGGTACGCGATTGTTGATAACGACCTGTCCAACGCAGAGTTACGTCTGGCCTTGTGGCAATCCAATGACCGTGAACGTCTTGCAATCCTCGCCAAACCAGATAGCGACATTTACATGCACAATGCCATTACCATGTGGCATTTGCCCGCAACTGCGACGAGGCATACGCACCCCAAAGAAAGATACAACGGAAAAACCATCACGCTAGGTGGCAACTACCAGCTTGGTTGGAAAACCTACAAGGCGCACATGCGCCGCATGGGAATGGCCGTTCCCGATGCAGTGGCGCAAGACACCATCAGGGATTACCGCTTGGTAAATCCATTGCTGACCCGCTTGTGGAATGATCTGAAGTCAGCGTTCTACAACTGCCTGTACGAACTGCCGGGCCGGATATTCTACGCTGGCAAGATCGCTTTGGTGAAAGATGGCACCACCATATGGATGACCCTGCCAAGCGGTCGCAGCATCCCACACTACTCCGTATTCGTTGGTGAAGATGGCAACATGGGTTTCTTCCGCGCAAAGTTTGGCGCGATGCTGCCGCAGAAAGTATTCGGCGGCAGCTTGCTGGAGATTTCCTGTCAGTCCATGACCCGCGACATTATTACCGCTTGCGAGTACGACATAGAGCGTGAAATGCCAGACACGATACTATTGCTAGACGTATACGATAGTGTTATTGCTATCGCACCTGTAGAAGTTGCCAAGCAACGGGAAGAACAGATGCGTGCAATCATGCGCCGTCCCCGGTCTTGGACTGAAGGGTTACCGCTTGATGCGGAAGGTTACTCTGGCCCTCGAATGAGGAAATAAAAATGGAAACTGAAATGGCTACTGCTGCTAAGAAGTTGATTGGTAAGCGTCCCAATGGCCGCCCGCTGATGTACCCGGACAAGACTATCGTTCGCATGCCCAAAGGATTTTTGGCGCGCGTCAATAACGCATTGCGGTCTGGTGAATATCAAGGCGACTTCATGCGTGTCGCAGTTGAAAGAGAACTGCGGGCAAGGCGCAAGTAATCACAAGCCGGGGATAAGTTTAGCTATGCCGGTGAAGATGTTGCCCAGAGCAGACCCGAATGAATTGCTCTGACCGGCAGCAGCAGTTGCTTCAGTCGAAGCAAGGCTTCCAAGAGCGCGAGCACCTTGTGCAAAGGTGCCTGCGGCGGCGGTGGCACCTTGCAAGCCCATGGCTTCCTGACCATACAGGTTCTGGTAAGAAGTTTCGCGCTGCGAGAAGTCTTGTTGCTGGCCGGTCGTAAAAGCTTTGTAGTGATCCAGCAAATCCTGATTGGCGATACCTTCGGCCATGGTGGTTTGAGCGCGTAGGTTGGCACCAGATAAAAGATTACCCTTGGCGGCTGCCGTATCGTTCTGCGCGGCGGCTGCGGTACTCATCAGGTATTTCGCACCTTCCGATGCGTTGTAGTTCTGCGCGAAGGCTTCGAAGTCAACCGGGTTCACATCAGAACTGATGCGTTGGCTGCCGATGTTTTGAGAAGCCGTTCCGGTACCCAATAAATCTTCAGCTACCGGTCCAAGGTAACTGGCACCGACCGCGTTGTACGGCATTACTTGTGCAGCACCGGCCCATGTATCGGCGTTAACGTTGTTCACGCCGCCCTGTATGGCGCTACCAACGTTGGACGCGCCAAACAGGTTGCCTATGAGGCTGCCGATGCCTTCGCCCAAGCCTGCCATGGCGTTGACTTCCTAGTTTGTATACACTAAGCTGGCTGAATGTATCAGAAAAAGCCATCATGACCAAACGCAGAGTAAGAGGTAACGAGACAGTCGTTGTATCGGCGCGTGTGAGCACCGCTATGGCGGCGCGTCTTGACTGGCTGGTAAGGAACCACGATGCCGTTGAAGATCGCGCCGAAGGCGTCAAAGAAGCCGTTGAAACATGGGTTAAAGCCCGCGAAAAAGAAGCCATCGCCCAAGGACTTTTCCCGCCAAATTTCTGAACACGAAGTTCATCTGCATTGCTGGCAATGGGTTCAGAATACTTATCCTGAACTGCTGATCTTCCACGTTCCGAATGGCGGCAACCGCAACATTGCAGAAGCGCAGAAGTTCAAGCGCATGGGTGTAGTGCCCGGTGTCGCTGACTTCCTGATGTTCTTGCCTACTTGTAACGTCGCCATCGAACTGAAAGACGAAGGTGGTAAGCAGTCAGATGCGCAGCGGCACTTTCAAAAACGTTGGGAGAAGCTAGGCCACAGGTATGAAGTTGCGCGGTCGCTAACTCACTTCCAAGAAATCATTGACAGCTACCACCATGCCAATCCGTGGCCTTGGCAATCATACAATGAGAACCCAAGCCCCTGAAACCTTGACATAGATATGCTTCGCCACCGTGTCAGAGAACCAGTCACCATCGACACCAAGACCGGCGGTGGGTGCAACAACCCCATTTAAAATTCGTGATCGGTTGGCAAGCGTAGCAATGGAGCTAGTGTTGGCGGCTATGTTAGCCGTATTGGTGGCGATGGCTGTCGTATTAGAGGTTATGCTTGCGCTATGGGACGTCAGCTGAAGTGCATGCGTTGTCAGCTGACTTGTATGTGCTGCTATGGCTGATGTGTTTACGCCGATGTCATTCGTATTATCGGCAACGTCTACGATCAGACTTGAAATCTGAATTGAATGTGTGGCGACAGTTGAAAGTAGGTGATCGTAACCCGGTATCGTGCCGGGTGCGATGCCGCCACCTTCCTGAATGAACGATGTCAGATCATGAAGCCACCGGTTAAACACCGGATCGTTCTGAGCGATGGGTGGCGGCGGTGGTACTCTTTTGATAGGAACGGCCATTGTGACCTTCATATGCGTGTGCGGCGAACCAGAAACGAGCGGAACACCATGCAGATTTGGAGCAACCCATACAACGAAGGCGATGCAGTTGTTTCAGACACCGACAAAGATAGAGGCACCGTTATTTCCGTGGAGCGAGACACCGTTACCATCCAATGGTCCAGCAACTTTTCCGTGGTCTACCCCTGCAACACAGACCGACTAAGAAAAGCCTATCCATGGGAACACTAGGCGACCGTGAGTTTGCCCGCAAGTTCATAAACGATAATTGCATTGCCAGAGTACCTGAAGGAAGCAAAGAACTTCCTTCCTACAAGAACCAAGGCAGTGGGTATTACAGATGGCAGTTCTACTTAAGGGCTGCACTGTTCAACCCCGTGATCCTAAACATCGCGGTCTTGGATTTCCTGTCCAGATATGAAGTACTGATTAAAGCTGGCGTCCTCCAGCTGTGCGGCGTTGAGAGTGCATCAACCCCATTACTCACCAGCATCGCAATCGCCTGCCACAATCGCGGCTATGGCGTGAATGTCTTTTCCATCAGGAAAGAACAGAAGCCTTACGGCAAAAGAAACTGGATCGAAGGAAAAGTTCAAGACAACAAGATAGCCATGCTGGTTGACGATCTTACTTCGACATCGCACAAGACCGCCATCCATGGTGCCACGGTCTTGCGCAACCACGCGATCCCGATTGCAGATCACATGTACGCCGTAGTTTTCAAATCGCACAAGCCGGAAGATAACAAGATCAAGTTGCTAGGCCGCGATACGACCGTCAGCTTTATGTTCAGCTTGAAAGACTTCAATCTGTACTTCAAATACCCTTGGGAACACTAAGTACCTTCGCTTACTTGAATGAAAAATTCGTCTACTTCAAACGGCGCTTTGGCACCCGCGTAAGACAGTCTGAACTGTCGGCGGCGCGTGGTGCCCATAGCTCGCGCGATAGCGCGGCGAATACCGGGTTCAGGCCACGTAATTTGTCGCAGTCCTTTCCAAGTAGTCTGGCGATCTTCCGACCACTCAAGCGTAAACGATCCAGCGTGTGGTCCCATGTAACTGGTGATGTCAACTTGATTGACAGCATGCCGGGCTTCCTGCATGCCAACCCACATAGTAGTGACAGACCGTTGTAGCTGTCCTGCTGGCTCACTGGCAGTGGACAGATCAAGTACACAAATCTCGCCGGTATCCAGACCAACGTAGCTTGTACCACCATCATGCTCCACGGCACATCTGCTGGCATGGTCCGCGCGTCCTAGCGTCTGACGGTACACCCACGTCATCGTTGAAATTGCCAACTCCACTGACCATGATCCTTCCAAGGTCAGCATGTAAAATTCGTCACCCCCTTGGGCGTACATGTATGCTGTCAGATTTTGAAGATTGATCTGTTGTAGCAGTAGGTCAACCCATCCCGGTGATACCGGCTGACCAGCTTGACCTTTCCCCATCCATACGCGGCGGTCCGTACCTACCCATATCGCCATGCCATGCATGCTGGCGAGCGTGCGACGTGCCGCCAGACCTACCTCGATCAGAGAGTTAGTGAACGGAGTGAAAGCAAAGTCAGCGCTGCCACCTTGGTCGTACCACATTTCAACAGACCGGGTACCGAACGGCCAGAACGTGCGACTGAGTGTTACCACGTCCAGTATGCCGTCTGCCCTTGCTTCAGCTACGGCGAATGCCAGCGCATCAACTGTGGCCGGTGCTAACGGATTGGATGTATACATTTTATCGGACTGATTGGCGTAAACGTTAGACGCGCCAGCCCATACTGTGTAGTTGTCCAGCACACATACCGATGTAGGATCGAAGTTAATGGTTCCTTGTAAGTTGGCAAAGACAACACCGCTGCCTTGTGTTGCCGTGTAGCCTGATCCAAAACCACCACCGCCAAGACCGTTCGTAGCGATAACTAGACAGGTACGATCTTCTGCCATGCGTATGATCGGCGGATCGCCAACAGTTACACTACCGGCATAGACAGGCGAAAAACTTTCAACGAGATAATAGATACTGCCATCCGCATGACCGGACCAGATTGTACCGACTGCGTGACACAACACGATGCAAGGTGATGATGTTGGCTTGCTTCTTTGCGTCAGACCGGGTGAGCCTATAAGGCGTGTTCGCGCCAGCTTCTGTTCTTCCTGCTTGCGTACAACGACGCGACAGTTCAGCAGCTTTGCTGCGCCTTGGTCCTGATTAAGTGGATCGGCAAAGGAGCTAAAGATGTCAAGTGCTGGCATTTCATGACCTCACGAACCGAAGCCATTGCTGCCCTTTGGCCCAGTCACGCCAGCGACGATCTGCTGCTTCGCTGTCAGCGAGCACGGCACCCAAGACTTGCGGGTTGCGTCCATAGGTACCGAAGATGCGACGGCCTAGCATCAGCGTTATGTCATGAATGCCTTCCGGCGGCAGACCTACTACGTCACTGCCGTCTGCGGATGTTAGTGCGCCGATACGTCCGCCATATTCGATCAAGCATGCAGTAGCAGCACGCGGCGGTTGCCATGCGGTAACAAGAACAGAGCCGTCGATTTGTCGCTCTTGATGCCACTTGGTAATGATCCCCGGATAAGTGGTACGCACCACATCGACAATCGGTGCCTGTCGCGTTTCACGATTTACGCCGGGGCTGATATCACTGCACCAGATCGATCGAATTGCCACGGCATCGACGTTCACTAGCTTGCCAGTCCCGACCAGAAACGAATAGATGATGCCTTGCACACCGGCTGGCACCGTCACGCTGATACGCCTCATTAGATATTGCGAAGCGCCGTCAACGTGCTCGCTGCGAAGCATGTCATTCAGCACCACTACGTTGTTGGCTATATCAACCGGTGTCGGATGCTCTGTCTGGTCAATGATACCGTACAGCTTCAGTGCATTCTCTATAACGGTGGCAGCGGTTGTCATTTAAATTTCCCAAGGAAACTTGAATACTTCCGGTGGCTCTACAGTACGTACTGAGTTGGATGGAACGAACGTGCCGTCATAGTCCTGCGGATTGACGTACTGCACCGTAGCACGGTCTTGGTTCTGGTTAAGCGTTCTCTGGTAGTCAATAAAACTCGCGGTACCACGTTCTGTCTGGTTCAGTTTCAGGAAAGCCTGCACCCGCACAGCATCGTCAGGTGCCATCTTCATCGTGTTGACGGACCAGATGTCATCCAGACCCCAACGGGCTGGCAGCGGTTCTGGCGGGGGTTCGATAGAACGGTCCGGGTGGACTTGATAGTCATAGACCGGCGGCCATGGATCGAGACACGGCTTGACCGGCCTTCCGCTTGACTGTGTGCAAACGAGAAGCCCGGTCAGACGTTCGCGAGCGAGAGTGTTGTAGGGTACCCGGTCGCCGCAACGGCTACAGGCACCCCAAGTCTCGAAACGTCCAAACCGTGGTTTCTCTTCATGCAATTACGTTGCACCCGGAGACATATAAACGCAGCGCCAATCAACGATGGACGCGGAGCAGCGGAACCAGATCGCAATCAGTGAAGCTTGGTTCGACCAGTTGCTGTCCTCGCGTGTCTCAAGACCGGAGCGTTCCCAGAACGTGAAGCCTTCGCCGTTATCCATAGACTGGACACTGGTCTGAATGAAGTAGTCGTCTTTCGAAACAAGGTACGGCGTTTCGATTACTTCCGGCAAGGCACCGGTCGCCCGCAACACGTTGATGTTGTTGGTCTGCGCATTCCATTGCAAGGGTGAGCCAAGGATACGCCGGGTTTCCGGCCCACTCTCCGGGGAGAGAATGACGCGGCTTGGCAGAACGTTGATAAGGAAGCCACGTCCGTTGCGGGTGTAGCCGATCTGGATCACCGCGTTCTCGAAAGCGAGTTCGCTGACGTTGGCGGATGTCAGAAGATTGGACTGTAGTCCCGAAGCGGTGGGGTGTGAAGCAGAAGCCAGAGGCACGTTATCAGCACGAATACCATTAACAGCATCAATAGCAACTTGAAGCGGAGCGTGCGCAATGTATTCTTCGGTTTGTCGCGCGGAGTACGCAAGTTCTTTCATCATCCTTGACGCAACATCTTCGTAGAGGTTGTCGTCTTTTGCTTCGCGGGAGATTGCAACACCAAGACCATAGCTGGCATGCGTGACCTGAGTGCGATAGCCTTCGTTGGGAAAATCAAAAGCAACTGGTTCAAGTTCTGGCTGCTGAACCGCAAGGCCAAGACCGGCCCTTTCCGTCATGAACTCTTCGAATGCTTTTTCCGATGACTTGTTGTCGAAAAAGTTGGTGTAGATCGGCGCTAGCCTGTCGTAATCCAAACCGAAAAGTGCATGAAGGCCGGGCCAATACTGTGAAGGTTGAAGGCTGCGGTCGATGACTTGCATTCGGGCAATCCCCCTTGGTAAGCCCGGATGGGCTGTGCAAGGTACCACTACCATATTTAGTAGGTTCCTGTAAAATAGTACTTGACTTTGTATACACTCATTCCCAAGGATCGCTGATGTTTGAAAGCCCCAAGCTGAAGCTCGATCTGGAAGCACCCGAAGATATCGGCAACCTTGCGGAAAGACTTAGCGAAAGCGACTGTCATTCCTTGGCCGATCACGTTATCGAACTCGTAAAAATCGATCAACGGTCCATGGATGAATGGCTTGGCAAAGCCAACGGCTATCTTGATGAAATCGACAAGGACGGCAACACCCGCATGCCGGGTGCCGGTGAACAGACTGGCAGCGGCGAGGACACGATCCCGCCCTCTACGTCGCTAACGCTATCGTCGGTCATTCAGGCTACGGCGCGGATCACAGGCGCTTTACTTTCAGAACCGGATTTGGTGAAGGCATCAGAACCCGGTGGCGAACCCTTGGCTAACTGGGTGTGCTCGCAACTTCGCACCGTAGACCCTGATTGGGTGACCGACACGGACCCCTTGATACTGCACATGGCAGTGACCGGGCTTGGCTGGCGCAAGCGTTGGTTTGACGAACATGAGGGTGAATTTCGCAGCGCCTTCCTGAACGTCAACGAAGTCATCATAAATGACAGCGCCAAGACGCTTGATAGAGTACCGCGTATCACTCACAAAATCCAAAAGTATCCCTACGAAATTCAGCGTTCAATTGAAATGGGACACTGGATCAACTACGAACCAAATTTTGACGACATCGACCCGCAAGAGCCGCAGGATTTTTATGAAGTCGATATGTGGCTGGATATGGACGGTGACGATTACGACGAACCGTACACGGTCACCGTAAATCTTGATGACGTACCGTGCATGGTCAAGTGCCTTCCACGCTGGACCAAAAAGACAATCATTAGCGATAAGGACTATCTGGTATTCCGTCCGGTCCGCCGCTACTACGCCTACAAGATGATCCCCGATCCGAAGGGTTCGTTTTTTCCACGGGGCTTTGGTTGGCTGCTGAACAAGACCGAACGTTCAGCTGACCGCCTATTGGCATCAATCGATGACACCGCAAAGCTGTCATCTGAAAATGGCGGCATCGCTGCAACCGGGGGCATTGGGCTGCCTGACAAGATCGAACTGAGGGGTAACCGTCTGACTTCGATCAACACAGACGGTCGCCCGATCAACGAAGTCGTATCGTTCTTCCCGTCCAAGCAAGTCACGCCGGGAATGTTTCAGTCGCTCGATAAGCTGATGACCTTGGGTGATCGCTTGGCTGGTACCCTGAACTTGCTGGAAAATGCTCCAGCTTCCATGACCGCCACGCTGGCGAAAGGCATCATCGACAACGGTGCGCAACAGCACAGCGCGGTTCATCGTCGCATTATTGGCAGCATCACGGAAGAGGTACGCGCCTTTGCGGCCATGGCTAATGCCATGGACATCCTGCCAAAGACCATCGATCCCAAAGGTGCTATTGAAATTACCGCCGATCCGAACATGGCAACGGAGCTACATCGCGGCGCAACGGCACAAGCCTACCATGACATGCTTCAGATGCCGATGGTGTTCAACCCTCACGAAGTAGGGCTGCGCTACGCACAGATCATGCGTTTTCCAAATCCTGAGAAGCTGATTGCACCGCCGCCCCCGCGTCCAACGGCAACGCCAATGGAGCAAGGCGAAATGGCGTTGGCAATGGAGAAGGAAAAGACCAACCGCTTGAAGGCAAACTCGCAATCGGCGCTGCAAATGGCACAAGCTATCTTGGCACTGTCGAAAGCGGCAGAAGTGCCCGGCAACATCGATCTGATGCGTGTGCAGCTTGTGCGGCTTGAGAAAACAATGGAGCAACTGAACAGTGACACGAATAGCGTCGGAAGCGACAACGCGGGAATGGCTGGACCATCCCCTGTCCCACCACCTCAAGCAAGCCCTCCAAATCCGCAGGGACCGATTGGTGGAGGAACTGCTATCGGGCCGCCCGGCGGACCCAATCCGGCAGGGCCAAGCGGTAGCCCTCAAATGGGTATGCCAATTGTTGGACCAGCCCCCGGAGCAGCTAATGGAAGCGCTCCACAAGGAATGCCACCAGTAGTACCACAGGGACCAATTCAATGAGTGTATACGGCTTCGAGATACCGCACCACAAAGTCAAACCGGCCCGCGATTACATTTCAATTCAAATCCCGATGCCGCCGCGCAGGATCGGCAGCATTGTCACGCCGGATATCTGGCGCGAGTACGGGCAGCACGCAGTGCAGGCTGGCATCATCCGCGCAATAGGACCGCTGGCTTTCCAGTACAAAGCCAACGAAGGATTGAAGCGTCAGGAAGCCGAACTTGGCGATTGGGTCATCATCCGTTGGGGTGCTGGCACCATGTTTCAGGCTACCAAGGGCATTGTCGTATCCGGCGGTTGGCGGTATATCTCCAGCTTCAATGACGTTATCGGTATCATCGCAGCAAGCGACATGCCTGATCCGGCCACGCTGGAATGGGAAGAAGGCGACGACGAAAAGCTTGGCATGGTAGAGCCTGCCGGTCCCGTTGACCGTGATGCCGGTGTCCGCGAGCGTACCGTCTACGGAGCAACTAATGGCCGATCTTGAACAGATGCTGAAGAACCAAGTGCAAGCTAACCTGACCTACGCACTTGATAGTGCTACGCAGGCTGGCGACATCCAAGCCGCCAGAAAGGCCGCGCAGCAGCTTCAGGAATTTGCCCTGTCAACGGTCAAGCCCGCTGACGCGCCATCATTCACCAATGCTGACATCCGCACAGCCATCAAAGCCAAGGCACCATGGTTTGGTGTCGATCCGCGCCGCAGCGCCAAGGCTGTAGAGTTTGGCAAGAACATGGAACCGCAGAGTTTTAAGAGCGCGGAAGAGTTTGCCAAAGCCATCATCGAAGCTGTTGAAGATGATTTCAAGCCGCCGGAAGAGGATGACGAAAAAGAAGAATACGAAAAAGAAGATGAAGAAGAGGACGATGAAAAAGAAGAAAAGAAAGTAGCGCGCAAAAAGACCGATGCGCCATCCAGCAGCATGTCGCGTGCCGTCCCGCGCAAATCATCCGGTCCTTGGACGAAATTGTCAGACGCTCCGAAGGAAGTTGCCGACACCATCAAGAAAGCGTCCGACAAGTTCACGCGCAATGCTACCAAGGAACAGCGTCAGAAGTACGTTGAGACTGCGCTGGCAACGGCATACGCCGCTGACCAAAGATCGCGAGGTAAAAAATAATGCCCGTAACACCACCGTTCAATCCGTTCGTTCCGTCAGGAAATATGAACGATGGACTGCCTGAAAATCTAGTACCGAACCCGCCTTCCAACATCCCTGAAGTCCCGCCGATGAACGATGCTATGGCATCGATGTCGAACGGCAACGACGCGCAGGATGTAGACAGCATCATTGCCAGCCTGACCTTGAACCGTGAACTGCCGCTGTACATCCCAGACCGGGACAGGTATCCGCAGAAGTCGTTCCACATCATCAACGACACACCTCAAGAGTTGGCAGCGGCTATGCGTCTGCACTGGAAACCATGCACCGATCTGCACATGCTGGCTTTGTTTGAAGGCAAGGTTTCCGGCGTGGATAAGACCGGGAAGATTACCAGACCGTTGCTGATGGAGCGCGATGCCCGGATCACGGCGGCCTATGACCGGTTGAAACGTCAGCAGTTGCACGATATGTATAAGGGAATGGACCCGCGCAACAAGCAGTTCAACAGTAAGTACGCGGATACAGAAGCGGTGATAAATTCCGGTACGACTAAGGGTCAGTTCACCGGACAAGGCTGGAGGATAAAGGTATGACTAAAAAGTCGAAGCCATCCAAGCCAAAGAAAGTCGTATGGACTGCTGCGATGAAAGAAAAGCTAAGAAAAATGAAAGAGAACGCAGCAAAAAAGTGAGTGAGGATTAAGCTATGAGAAAGAAGAAAGCAAAGACGGCGAAAGCCAAAAACGAAACGGCTGCGAAAACCCGCAAGGTAGGGAAGAAGCGCCGCGCTAAGAAAGTGGCGTAAAAAATAAGGCGGGAGAAATCCCGCCTTATTTTTTATCCTCAACCTTGTGCGATGGATACAGCAACCGAAGTTCTTCCAGCTTTTTCAGCTGCTGGTCAATGAGCGCGATGCTGTGCAGCAGGCGTAGTTTAATTAGTTTACGTTCAGTGAGTTCGATGGACTTCGGTAAATGGTATTTGTTGGTTCTGCTTACTTGTTTTTCCATTCATCCCACGCCCATGCAGCGATGTAGCCGATGACGAGCGCTGCAAGGCAGACGCCCATCATCGTGTAGCCCCAGTCAGGCAAGACGGAACGGCGTGCCCTCACGCTTGCGCAGCGAGACAAGACCGACGCCTGCGAAGCCCAAGATCATCATGAACCACGTTGACAGTTCAGGCACCGCCGCTACCGCAGGGGCAACGTCAATGCGGAAATGTTCAAAGTCGGTGATCCTGCCGCCGACAACCCGAAGGTCAACGTCCCAGATTTTTTCACCATTGATGGCCTGAATGTCGAAGCCATTTTGTCCGCTGGTGAGTTCTTGGGAAAGGAAGAAGTCCTTGAAAGTGCCGTCTGTCTCCAAAGCCGTCACGCGCAGGAACAGGGTGCCATCCCCCTTGACGGAGAAAACGTCCCTTGTGACGCCAAGCTGCGTCAGGTTAGTGGAGTTGAAAACCGAAATATCCAAATCCTCAGTATTGAAGATTTTGATGTCGTTGCCGTTAGCAGCCCCGGTGAAGGGATTGTTAGGGTCTTGGGTGGGTGTTAAGTCCCTAAACCGTACAACCTCATCGTTCTGGCCGTTCAACCTGCCAAGGATCAAGCGGTTGTCGAAGATGCTTGAGAAGATGACGTTGGTGCCGGTACCGCCTAAACCGGTGGTATCGAAGGTAATTTCGGCCTTGGCCGGTAGTGCCGATAAGGCAAGTAAGGCTGTCGTAACTAACAATAGTTTCCGCATAAAAAGTCTCCTAGCTAGAGAGACGTATACGCTATCTCTATGTCAGGCTGGCTGCAATACGTAATCGTTAATTCCAAAACTATTTACCACAGCATCAAGCCGATCAGGCGACCGGCCTATCTCCATGCGAATTTTTTCCTTTGGCGTCATGAACAGTCGGGCGAGTTCGTCACGGCGACAGCCACCGGTCCCCCATTTGTAGGTGGCGCATTCCTCCTGTAGCATTTTGTCGTTGGGCATGTTGACTGCACCTTGCAACCACATTTGGAATTTGAAGTGAAGTTCTGCCCGCTTGTTGCCAAACTGCACTGCGTTGTTGGCACCGCTGCCAAAGTTCACCGATATGACGCGATCTGCCCTATCACGCATGCGCAGTCTACAAGCATCGACTAACCCCTTACCCAATCCTCCGCTATCCACAAGAATAACGTCCATACCAAAACGCTTGTAGGAAGCAACAAGCCAATCAGCTTGTACGTTTTGGTCTTTCGACTTGATGGCTCCCCAAATCCGTTTCCCGATGACGCATCCTTGACGGTCACAAACCCATGGATCATCGCTACCATCCCCGGCTGGATCAACCGATATGATCTTGAGCGCACCAATTGATGGTTCAACTTTCGACAGCATCGCCTGCTGCACCAGCGATGCCGGAAAGAAGTCCAGCGTGCTGTCGGTCATGAAGCATTCGGCGTAAGTCGCTGGAAACTCTTGTCGCGTCAGCCGGTGGATGCTGTCAGGCGTGCCGCCGTTCATCACGGCGAGCGTGTAGTTCTCGCGGTAAAACCAATAGATTTGTGCAGGCGACAGACCGTGCAGCTTGCCGTAGTCGGCAAACTCGCGCGGGGCTTCCCAACCTATCGGTGGTTCATGGACGTATTCCGGCATGATATGCCACGCCAGAAAATGTAGCCGCCACAGTCCGGTGTTCTTGTCGCGATGTGCCTGTTCGCACATGTCGAAGAACATGCCGCTGGCACCGTTGCCGGTGCTTTCCATGATGATTTCGGTCTTGGGGATATCCAGCACGGTTTTCATCAGGCCGGATGACAAGTCCTGACTGTTGTCGAAGAAGGCCGCTTCTGACATGTGCAGCAGATGCGTGTCATCAGACCGGCCAATGTCGCCGCCTTCAGCTGATGAAACTTTGTAAGTTGATTGCAGCTTGTCGAAGATGACTTCGCGAGCGTTCGATGCGCCTACGGATGGCTGCAAAGGTTCTGGTAGACCGTTGTAGAACTCTTTGACTTCGCGGTGGATGTTGCTCGCGCTGTCGTTACGGTGAGCCACCACATGGGCGCGTACACCGCGCTGTGTTGCAGTGCGGTGGAAGAAGCGGGCACTGATGTAGGTGGAAACACCCATCCGCCGGGCTTTGGGCACCAACGACCGGAGGTTTCCGTGCTGCATTAGTTCTGCTTTAAGACGGTGGTTCAGGACCGTCTGGGCAGCGTTGATGCGGAATAACTGCCTAGCGCCACCTTCCCTTGGCCGGATGTAGAGGTACTTTTCACGGTACCATTCAAAATCCTTCAGCTTGCCGTTGATTTCAGCCCGCCTGTCGGTAACCGGTGCCCAAGGGTAGTTCATGCCGGGATCGCGTAGAGGCTTTTCATGGCGTCCGCCACCGTGGCGGTAACGCCGGGGGCTGGCATCGAAGTCGCCGGATTGATGTATCCCCCAAAGTAAAGACCTGACCCCGGATCGAACCCGGTGATCCCCGTCCCAAGGGTGCCCTGCGGGGCAGCGGGGCTTGCCGGTACGCCAAAGATGCCCGACAGGGTTTCTGATATGGTTGGACCCTTGGCGGGCTGTGCAAGCTGCTCTACGGCCTTGTCGATAGGCGAGACTGGTTGAGCCACTACAGCCGGGGGCGGCGGTGGCGTAGGCGTCGGAGTAGGCGTCGGAGTAGGCGTCGGAGTAGGCGTAGGAGTAGGTGTCGGAGTAGGTGTCGGAGTAGGCGTCGGTGTCGGAGTAGGCGTAGGCGTCGGAGTAGGCGTCGGAGTAGGCGTAGGCGTCGGAGTAGGCGTCGGAGTAGGCGTTGCCACTGGTACTGCAATCGAAGGTATAGTTTCAGCCTTTACTACTGTCGGCGGCGCTATAGGTATCTCGACAGGCATCTGCGGTGTTTGCGGTGGCGCAGTCGGACCCTTCGCTACGGTGCTGTCAGGCGTAGTCGTTGGTAGAGAGTTTTTTGCGAACTCAGCCATGATGGCAGGCATCTGAGAAACTATACCCGGTATGGTCGCGAGTGCTTTTCCTATAGCTGAGTTGACTGCATCTTGCTCTGCTGTAGTAGAAGCTTTGCCATATGCGTCTTTTGCCAGTTGCGAAATTGTAGCTGGCAGTCCCGTGATCGACTGTCCAAACGGTGACGCATCAAGATCAGTAAGCGCCTTGCTGATTACAGGTGCCAACGCACTTTCATTGGCACCAACTCTGTTACGAGCAACAGGCGCAGGAACAACAACAGGCGGTAGTGTTTGAGTTTGAAGAGACTGCGGATTTCTCGCCAAGTCTCTGTTGATAGCGTTTTGTTTTGCTATCTCAGCCATCTGTTCAGCCGACAGATTACCGCCACCGCCGCCAGCTTCAGCAACGCTTATACCAACCGCGTCAGCCATTGATGGACCGGACAGGCTAAATCCTTGGTTAGCTGCTTGTGCTTCAGCATTGCTAGGACCGGCAATAGAACCCAGTCCTTGACCAGTGGCTGGCCCGGTTACGCCAGTAGGAGTGGAACGGCCTGTTGGTTCAGTGACAGTGATCGCCGGTAGTGCTTGCGTTTGTGTCTCTGGCACTACTGCCAACTGATACGCCGTCACAGGGTCCATTTCTGCAACTTGAACGTTTTGATTAAACGAAGGCACAGGTGCCTGAATGCCAAACAAGCCCAAGCCTTCCATGGCTTGGTTTACTTGAGCATCAGTTGGACCAAGATTAGGCGCGTTAGAAAAACCAAGATTGGCCGCGTTGGAAAAACCAAAAGACGCAGCGTCATTGAAGCTGCCGAAGTTGCCGAAGTTGCCGATGTTGGCGTTGGGACCAAACGAACCGACAGAACCTTCCTGACCGGTCAGGCCGCTCGCTAAACCAGTTTGTGCCGCAGCCGCAGCCGCAGCGTCGGCGGCATCGCCAAAGCCAACAGCACTGCTTTCACTGAATGCGCCGAAGTTACCAGTGTCACTGAAACTGCCGAAAGAAGCGCTGTCACCGGGATCGCCACCAGCATCGCCAGCGTCACCAGCATCCCCGCCCTCGCCGCCTTCGCCACCCTCGCCGCCTTCGCCACCCTCGCCGCCTTCGCCACCCTCACCACCTTCGCCGCCGTCATCGCTGCAAAGAAGAAAACTCTCGCCATCAATCAGCGCTTCAAGCCGCGCGAGCGCACTACAGAATGGGAAAAGTCTAAACTTCATTTACTTCCTCTTGCGATGCTCGCAGATAGTCGCGAAACAGTTTCGGCGTAGCAAACTTGTAAGCGACCGCATTCCTATCCCAAAGATACACTGTACCTTCACCGGAATACGTTGGGATCGCCGGTCTGAACCAGATCGTTGTAGCTTGGTTGGTTGTCGGCTGCGCGTTGTTGAAGAAAACGTTTATCATGCCCGCGCGATGCAGCGTGCTGATGACAAGATCAAGCGCAGGCATTTCAGCCCTAGCCGCACCGTTTGTCTGATTGCGCCACATCGCTACAAAATCAGTACCCGGCTGGTAGACCATGTTCGTTTCCTTTACGCAGTTCGAAGCATTAAATGGAACGTGTTTGTAACGAAAATCGGCGTAGGTCCAGAACCGCTGTCAAACGTGCCCGCATAAATGGAATTGTAATAATGAGAAACTGATATCCAAGTACCGGGATATGCACCAGAACCGGAAGGAGTAAGGTAAGGGTCGTAATAAGGATAAGCATAAGTACCGTCACCCATAGCATGGGTACCTACGCCACCCGCAGTTAACGAACCGCCACCCGACAGCCCCGGTAAACCTTGCGGTCCCTGTGGTCCTGTTGGTCCTGCCGGTCCCTGCGGTCCTGTTGGGCCGGGTACTGAACTGGCTGCACCCGCCGGTCCTGCTGGTCCTGCCGGTCCTGCCGGTCCTATCAATCCTGCTGTGCTACTCCAGACTGGATTTGCAGCAGGACCACCTGATGATAAAACATAACCAGCTGTGCCGGGTGGTAGCGAAGTCCAAGTTGATAGCCCGCGATAAATGATGCTGCCTTGAACGCCACCAAACAAACCATCAAGGTCAGGCGAAGTTACGACAGACGATGACCAATATGGGTTTGCACTGGGACCAGCTGACTTCAACACATTCCCGGCTGCGCCGGGCATCAGCACATCCCATCCGACAGAGCCGCGATAAACGAGGTCGCCTTGGTTGGTGCCAAGCTGGTCTAGAAACTTGCTGACTTGGGTGTAGGACGTAGCCGGGATCGGTATGGTAGGCCACGCGCCAGCAAACTTAGGACCGTAGACCCCGCCGGGATCGTCCAGCCTGACAGCATAGTCACCGTCCTTGCCAAGCGTATTCGGCGGCAGTCCGGTAACGGCGAAGATCGCAAGCAACTCGTTGGTTGACGTGACCATTAAGTATGTAAAAAATAAATCCGGCGTAGCTGGAACGTAAGTACCTAAGTCTGCATCCCACAGATACAGCGCACCTTCCGCTGCGTAGCTTGGTACGGCAGTACGAAACCACGCCGTTTTTGGCTGGTTGGTTGTTGGTGCTACCGGAGAAGCTACGACATTGATTAGACCGGCGCGACCAAGCGCCAGCACCACAAAGTCAAGCCCCGGCATTTCGGCCTTTTCGACGCCACCGAAAATGTTGCGCCAAAGACCTACGAAGTCAGTTGATGGATCATAGGTCATGAATATCTTCCGCCGTGTACAGCGAGTTGAGCGCAACGATTACCAACGCACCAGAACCCTGAATGCCAAGCTGCAACACCGGATCACCGGGATTGGCAGTGACCGGGAACGGAATGATATATTCGTCAAAGATGCCGATAGCGATCAGCTGGTTCAGCATCATGTCGGTCCGAACCGGACCTTCGTCTGTTATGCCAAGCGGATATACGCCAGTATGCTGATCCGCAATGACGGTACCGGGACCGTCACCGTTTTCCGGCCAGCCGGTCCATAGCTTCGGTCCCCAGATTGTCGGCTGCATGCCGTAGTTATTGTAGCCCGCCCATTGCAGAAAATAATCACCGGGGACGCCAAGCGTGTTGTCGGGTGCGCTAGGTCCAAACCATTTCAAACTGTTGGTGTAAAGCGGCGGGATTATGTAGAGGTAGTGACCCCAATCATCCAGCCCGTTGATTTCCCGCTTTTCAAAAAACTGCCATGTCATTCTGTCGATGTACATGTCACCGACAACGCCAGCCTGCGGGACTGGCGGTCCATCACCACGCAGGATCGAACCGTATTGCTTCGCCATGGCGACGGTGGCGGACCGCGTTGTGTCAAATCCACTCATTCTGTTGACCCGCTGTCACCGGTACGCGACACCTGAAGGGCCATGGCAACGCCAGTCCCTTCAGAATTATTGACGTTGAGGATACGCATTCGCACAGACCCTGCGCGATGTGCGCGCAGCCCTCTCGCGACAACTTGATTTTGCCACTGATCGATAGGCCAGCATTCATCGTCGGTCTGACCGCCGATGGTTTTCATTTCCAGAAGAACATTTATTTCCGGTGCAGTCGGTATCTTCGTCACGATTGACGTTGCAGGGTCCACGAAAGCGATGGACGCGCGGCAAGCATTGACTGCAATCCAGTCGCCTTTGTTTACTGGCAGGAACGCGGTAGCAGCACCGATGAAGTCAGCATAGCACTCATCGTATTGCTGGTTGATACGCGGTCCACCCCCCGGACGGTAGAACATTCATTTACCCTTCCCCTTGGTAAATGCGTTGGTGCCACGCACCGGATGACCGCCGCCGCCGGTACCGTGGCTGGATTTTGCCAAGCGACGATTGCCACCGGAGATATCTGCGGTCCCGCCGGGGTACTTGCCCAACTTGCCTTTAGGCAATACGCCGCGTCCTTTCCAAGTGGTCTTGTTGGCGGTCGTACTGTCACCAGCACTATTGGCGAAAGCGTTGACGCTATTCTTAAATTTCGTCATTTCGATTTTCCCCTTGTCTTGGCTGGCTTTTTGGACGGTACCGCGTAGGCGAGTATAAGCGGCTGTCCGGGCCGGAACAAGCCAGAATGCTTCGCCAACAGGTAAGTGTCTACACTAGGTTGGGGTTTGGGCTTCACCTTTTTGACGCTGCTCATGGCGGGCTTCCCTTTCAGAATGTCTTGCAGCTTGCTCTACTTTTGCAGCAGCGACGTGCAGCATGCGCGAAACGAAACGCTTGCCGTCTTGGTCTGCCTTCTGTGACAGTTCTTCCAGCTTCGTTTTGATTTCTTCAAGGTTGTCCATCTAGTCCTCCTGTTATGCGACACGTATCATGACGATACTGCCGTTGCGGTAAAGCGCATTGATCGGCACGCCACCTGATGCTGCCGCTGCATCGTTCGTAAAATTTTGCAAACCTCTAAAGATTGAGATTATTCCGACGCGACCGGTGCCCGACTTGGTGCCGGTATTTAAGTTGATATCGCCACCATTGCCGGTACCGTTGCCGTTGCCAGCAGTTAAATTGATCTGACCGCCGTTGCCTTGAGTAGAGCCGCCGTTATTAGCAATCAGACTAGCTGGACCACCATTACCGCTGACGCCACCGACGCCACTAGAAATGGCGACAAAACCACCGTTGAAAGTACCGGCACCGTTACCGGCATTCACTGTGATGCCGCCGCCTTGACCACTTACAGCAGTAGTTCCTGCTGACAAGTTGAGACTGCCACCAAGACCGTTTTGTGTGCTGCCTGCTTGAAGATTAAGAGCACCACCCGTACCAGTGCCGGTCCCGCTAGGACCGGCATTGATAGTGACGCTGCCGCCATATCCGTTACCTTGGGCAGCACCACCGTTTATATTAAAAAGACCGCCGCTACCGTTGCCGCCAACACTGGCATCCCCTGATTTAATAGTAGTAGCACCGCCTGATGCGTCACCCGCACCCAAGCCAGCTAGAATTTCAATGTAGCCACCAGCACCGGCAGCGTTAAACGATCTACCGGCACGCATGCTTAAATAGCCACCAACACCAGACGTGTTACCGCTACCGCCAGCCAGTATGTCGATGCCGCCACCAGCACCGGCAGCGCGAGCATCACCAGCGATAATTGAAATGGGACCGCCGGGACCGGATACGAAACCACCGTCACCACAAATCAAATCGATAGGACCACCGCGACCAACGTCACCAGCAGAACCAGTGATAAGGTCGATGCCGCCACCAAAACAATCGAAACCGTTGTAGTTGGTACCCTCGCCGTAACCAGACGTGATGCGAACGCGACCGCCAAAACCTAAACCGTCAGCACTGCCTGCTTCAATCGTAACCGGACCGCCTTGACCTTTGGTTGATCCGCCATCCACACCGCCAATCCAGACTTCGCCACCGTTACCCTCAACGTCTGCGAAACCTCCCGACATGCCAACGTTGCCACCGCTGCCGATCCCGAAAGCGTCACCTCCCTGCATCCAAACGCCACCACCGCTAGCATTTTGCGTGGCGTCACCTCCATAAACATTTACTGCACCACCACTACCAGTACCGGCACCCTCGCCAGCATAGATATTAACGCGACCGCCATAACCTTGAGTGCGTGCTTTACCAGCCTGTACCTGAGCTAGCCCACCGTCGCCGGAAGTGAAACCACCTTTACCACCACCAAGAAATGCAGGACCGCCAGCCCCAACTCCGTCAGCATCGCCTGCAATAAAGTCTGATGAACCGCCAGCACCGTTACCTTGAGCACTGCCAGCCTGAATATAGACGATGCCACCGTTACCGCTTACTTCGCCACCACCGCCAGCCCAAACGCTAAAGCCGCCACCATTGCCGTGTTGAGCCGCATAGCCAGTGTAAATATCTACAGCACCGCCGCTGAGAAAAAGAGTATCGTCGGTACTATCACCGGCCATTATCTGGACAAAGCCACCGTTACCGCTAGGGGGAGAACTGGCAGAAATAGTAACGTCGCTGCCGCCTGTAGTGTCATCAATCCCCGCATCAAGATGAATGTCGTTTGGTGCTGTGGCTTCGTCCAGATAAACAGTTGTCATCACACATTCCCCGCTGTCGTAAGCTTGTCTTCAATCGCGTTGATGATCTGAATTTCATCAGCGTTGACCAACCACAAATCTTCAATCGGTGGCGCTTCAGCCCGGCTGCCAATCAAAAATCTTGGCGTAGCTGACGCTGG